ACCACAGTCTCTAGGCCGTCGACTATACGCGTCTGTGCTCTGATTTAATTTGTATAGTGAGTTTATTATACATAAAAAAAGGGCGGTCGTGAAGACCGCCCTTAAATATCGTAATTTGTATTATCTACGATTACGCAGCACCTGGTGATCCGAAGATTCCTCTAGGGTCAGAGAAGCCGAAGCTGTATCTTTCTCTAGCTTTAAATCTTACGTTACCAGTATCGAAATCACCTTCAATCGCTGTTTTGATTGGCGATCTTACAAAGTGTTTCAGACCATTAGGCGCATCAGTCAAAATGAAGAATGCATCCGTGTCAACTAAAAAGTGGTTAACTCTGTAGCCTTCAGGAATCATTCCCATATTTGCTATTGCGTTAATGTCGTTGTCTGCAGTACCGACTCTTTGAGGTGATCTCATCAATCTTTCAGCAGTAAATTGTAATTCTTTTGGAATTATCATTTTTCTACCTTGAAGAGCGATTTTTAATCCTCTCTCATCTACAAAAGCGGCAATATCAATTAATGATGCCTCTAATGAAGTTTCGTTTAAGTCAGCAGGCGTTAGTAATTCATTTCTGAATGTAGATCCATTTGCTAACGGGTGATCTGTTGCACAAAGTGCTTTTCCATCACCACCGTTTGCTGTGTCAAACGCTTGGTTAAGAACTGTAGCGGCTTTCGTTTGTTTTGTGTGCGCCATAGATCTTGCCAATGCTCTTGTGTATCTACCAGCCAATCTGTCATACAAGTTATCTTCGATTGCTTCTTCAGTGATAGCAAACGCGAGAGCAACTGTCTCGTGTGAGTATCTAGAAGTGTATGCTTCTGTTGCTTGGTCAAAAGTCACCATAGCACCTTCAGCTTTAGTGGATGCTCCACCAAATCCTGAAAGCATTACTTCTTCTTCAAAAGCTCTGTCAGATGTTTCTGTATTAAAGATCTCTGCGTGCTCGTTGTCGTATCTATTATATTCCAGGCCAAATAGTGCATTCAAACCTGGCTCTAGTTCTTTTACTAGCTGTGATCGTGATATAGCCATAATTTTTTATCCTCCTATTATAGACCTGTTCCACCTTGACGGTAGAAGTGGTTGTTGATTCTAACAAGGATATCGCCGTTCGCAGCGCCTGCCTCATCGTTATCAGGATCTTGTGAAATATCAATTGCTTGAATTACAAAAGTTCCAGTTGTTCCTGATACTGAGTAGTCTAATTGAACTTTAGATATACCTGTCTGTGTATTCCCTGTTACGTTAGTTACAGAGAAGTTTTTAAAGATGTCCGCAACAGCAAAAGCACCGTCACTATCTACTTTGTACACTACGTTTGGATCATCGATTACATTTGCGATGATGTCAGACGCAACAATACTACCTGGATAGTAATTTTTAAACGTTGGCTTTTGAGTTGTTGGATCAGTGTAGAACACACCATTAAATACTCCGAGTACAGGAGTAGCATTGTTCGCTGTATGTCTTTCAATAGTTCCATCGTTCTTAGCGATAACTAAGTCGCCTTGGAATATTGCAGTTCCATAGTTTGAAGCAATTCTATATCTGTTCTGAGCATTAATGAATGGACTACCATCTAATTTACGAACTGGTCTTAGTCCGTATTTTTCTGATACATTTGCCATTTGTTATGTCTCCTTTAAGTTTACAAATATAGATGGTAGCTATTACAAATAAATTATTGTTTTCGCCCACCACCAAAAGTTACCCTCGACTGTCTATCTATATTGATAGGCATTCCAGGTTGCTGTTCCTTCATCAAATCGTTATCTATCGCTCCCATTTGGTCTGCTGATATTTTTTTAAAATAATCAGCTCGCGATTTTGCGATCTCTTCTGGTATCCTTGCCAGCACAAGGCCTTGAGTTCCAATTAACCCAGCGTATTGCCCTTTGGCTATGACAGGATATTGATTAGCTCCTATTTCTTCTTTCAAAGTTTCGGCTCTAACAAATTCCCATCCTTCTCTAAGTTTTTTTGATACATTCGATGTATCATCAAAACCCATACTTTCGACTCTTATCCATCTCTGAACAAAGCCGCTTGGCGCTTTGGGTGCATCCAAACTCGATGGTGGTGACCAAGGTCTAGGTGCATCTTTGCTTTTCCTAGTCTCAGACCCGCGTGAAGTTCTTTTTATTTCTTTATCGCTCATTTATCCTCCTTCACGTATTTAGCGTATTCTTCTAGTGGCACGTTTAATTTTTTAGCAATAGCCACTTGTGAGGCCGTGAGTCTCACAGTTCTGCGTCCCTCTTGTTGTCTACCAGCCGAAGCAACGGTTTGGACGGGTTTCCTTTGCTCTTGTTTTGGCTGTTGTTCAACTTCATCAGCAAAAGACGCAGGAAAATACTTCCTTAGTCTTGAGTTGATTTCATTATAATACTCATCGCTATCGACTTCAATACCCTCGGTCACTACATTTGCGTGAATGGTTTGTGCAGCATTTGTCATTACTTCATCATTACCATACCAAGAATTATCTTCAGCCCATTTCTTAGCTTTAGCGCTTATTTTATTAGTATTATCACTTACAGAAGAAGTCTGTGCTTCTACGTTTTGTTGATTGTTATTATTAGATTGTGCCTTACTTTCCTCTTCTTCTTGTTTTTTTACGTCAGCCCTATGCTGTATTTCTAACCTAGCTTTTTCTTTCTGAACTGCTAATTGAGTTAACTTATCGTTAGCCTCCATTATTTTTTCAGAATCTTGGGCTTCAATAGCCTGCTTTAAAACAGATTTAACTTGTTCTCTTTGTGCATCTACTCTTGCATCAAATTCTTTTAAGTATTGTTCATCTGTTTGATTGATTTTCTTTTGACTTACATCATATTTCTTTTGTAAGCCTTTAGCATAATCAACAGCTGCTTTTTCTCTTCTTTGTGACTCTCTAACTTTAAAAGTAAGTTTATCAATTCTAGATTGATAATCATCTTTTTTCTTTTTAAGGTTAGCAGGTTTTTGCTCAGCCTTCTTTTCAGGCTCAGCTTGTTTTGGTTCAGGTTTTTCTTCAACCTTAACTTCTTCTTTGTCTTCTTCAACCTTTACTTCAGCTTTTAGTTTATCTTTTGAGTGGTCTGTATAACCAAGATCAACTTCACCAACATTAAGGTTAGGTGCCTCTTCTTTTTTCTCTTGTTCTTTTACTTGAACATCTTGTTCTTTTATACCGTCAGTATCTAAATCTACTTCTTTAGAATTCTTCGGTTGCGTTTCTTCAACGTTTATGTTTTCCATTTTATCCTCCTAAAATAAATGGAGGATGTGTTGAGGGTCTTTTATTGTTCCTATGATCTCGTCATCATTCAAAATACGGTGTTCACCATATTTAGTTTGAAATCTTGAGCCTGAGTATCTTCCATATACAACAAACTGTCCTTTTTTACACCAAGGCCCAGTTGGGAATTTTTCTTTGTCTTGAAAACAAAGATCTCCCATTTTAACTACTAATCCAACTACAGTGGTCATTTGTATAGTTTCTCTTGTCGTATCGGCAAGAATAACTCCACCTTTTGTTTTTTCAGCAGGTTGATATGGACGTACTAGCATCCTGTAGCCTACGGGCTCAGGAATAACCTCAAGATATTTCTTGATACCTTCGGGATCTGTGGGAATTTTATCAGCCTGTGTCTCGCCACTTGATTGTGGGTTTGACTTAGGTTTGATTATTTGTACCATCGTTGTCCTCCGTTTGCAGGTCGTCTTTTACGTCCTGAAGCAGCTCCTCTAGGGAACTGAGTTTCCCTCTAGCATACTGCAGTTTTTCTATTGTGTCCACCCCATAGCATATATGGTCTTTAATAGAAACAATTTTTTTATTTATGTGTTTAACAATTACTTGTGCGTTATATGGATCTAAGACTGCCATTAATTTTCTAATAATATTTTATTTTCACCTTTTGCTAATGGCTTAAAACTAAAATGATGTAAGCAATCAGCAACTGTCTGCATATCATAAGTTTTGTAATCGTCAAAGATAAATCTTGTTTTTGGTGCTGCTCTATTAGCAAACCAAATAGATTCATTGATTACATCTTTTGTTGTATGTGGGCCATCAAAATGCACTAAAGCAAACCTTTTATCTTTATATTCATTTGATCCCATAAAATCTGTATCGGTCATATTTGCTAAATGAAATTTACCTTGTTTAATGTACCAATGAAAATCTTTTATTAATTGATCTCTCATTGAATCAGGATATGTGGGAGGTGTAGGTTTACCATTCCATTTAGAATTAGCATCGTTATCCGTATGTTGATAAACTCTATCACCATAAGGATCAACACCAATATGAAAATAATTATTTTTAACTTGATCCATAATTATCTTGGAACCTAAACCTCTTCTGACTCCAATCTCACAAGTGTAATAACCATTGCAATCAAAGTCAGCCCAATCATTGAGCAGACTGTAATCAAGCGAATCACCTTCGATCATTTTTTGCCGTTACGGAAGATTTGTGTACCCTTTATTCCAAAAATACTCGCGACTACCAAAATCCACAGGTTTGTAAACCAACTTGGAAGTGTCGAGAAATAATCAAAAAACAATTTTACTTTAGCCATCGCATCAGGATCATCTGATACCACCGCCCAAGCAAGCACAGCTATGGGAGCCGATAATATAAGCAAAACGAATTCGTCTTTCCAGTCCGATTGCCTAGCTTCAAGAAGTTTACCTTGGTAAGCTTCCTCACCCCGAGCCATACGCTCTGCGTGCATTAATTGTGCATCTGACATAGCCATTTTTGTTTTTTGTCTATTAGAATAAATTTTAGCACCTGCTTGCATTGCAATTTTTGCTAAACTAAACCACGCCATTTTTTTTCTCCTTTTTTCTTATTGCATCTTTACCCTTTTTAAAGATATTCGCAACTTCAAATTTTTTCATTACCTTTGCTCTTTGTTCACCTACAGTCAATATCTGTATTTTTCTAGCAAAGGGTTTTGAAATATTTTTAACTTTATTTACTGTAGCCCTTGCATCACTTGGTGTTGCAAATTTTATACTTACTGTGTCTTTAGGATTTTCGTCTGTGTATAATCTTCTATCAGAACCTTTTGGTTTTTTGCCTGTTCCGACTTTAGGATCTTTACTCATATTTTTTTAGTATCTCTTTTTTTTCTTGAGCGTCAACAGATTTTTGTAAAAGTTTATCTATCTCTTCTAAATGTTGAGGATGTTCTCCAATACCGACGGGATTATCTAAATATATTTGAACTGTAGATTCAGCTTGAGCAATATCAGCATCGTATTTTTTATTTAATGCTTCAATTAATTTTTGTCTCAAACTCATTTAACTCCTGTAAATTTATGTCCTCTCAATGCTTTACCCATACCTCTTATACCATCAGGTCTCGATGGACAAGAGAATTTATAGGTCTTTGTCATTTTACCATTTCTCATTTTTACAGGTGGCACTTGTGGATTAGGCCCGCTTTTTGGAGGAGGGCCTGATTTTGCCCCACCTCCTGATTTAAAAGCACGGAAAGGAAAAAAAGTATTTGCTTGAAATACAGGTTTAGGAAGTTGTGCCGTTTTAATGATAGGTTTCTTTTTTAAAATTGGTTGATTATCTCCACCATCGTTATCTACTGTAGGTGGTTTTATAGTTGGAGTTTTTAAAGTTTTTGTTGCTACTTGTCTTTCTCTTTTTTGATTTATCTCAGCAATTTTTTTCGCTATTGGTTTTACAGCAAAATCATACATAATACCTGGCACACCAAAAACTTTATTAGTTAGATATTGTCCGGCTAAATTTTGACCTGTTTTTACTGCTTTTTGTTTTAAACTTGGTTTATCAGGTTTAGTGCCATATGTTGTAGTTTGACCTGATCCATAACCTTGATCATCTCTTTCTTGTGGAGAGAATTGTGCAGTTGGTTCTCCTGCATCAATTGCTGCTTGTTCTTCTAAATCTTGAGTAGAATAATCATCTTGCATTCCACCTTTAGCCGCTTTCTCAACACCTTTTAAAGTGCCTTTATTTATAGAAGCATAGAAAACTTTATCAGCATCTTTTCCATACTGTCTATCAAATGCTCTTTTTATTTTTTTACCTTTTTTTGTTAGCGGCATTTTTTCCCTTTTGTACTTTTATTTTTTCTTTTGCTATGTTTATTCTTTCTTGATGCTGTTCTTCAGCATTCTCTAATTTCATTTTTTCTATATCTAATTTTTCTTCAATTTGATTTTCTTTCAGATCAAAGTTCATCATACCCTCTGTTGCTTTTCTTTGTAGATCCATTGCTTTCAAATCTAGTTCTCTTTGTTTCAACGCAACTAAAGGATCTTGATTTGTTGCTCCCTCAGCTTGGGCTAGTTCTTGAGTTAACACTGATACTCTGTTTGCAATCATAGCATCAATTTGAATTTGTGCTCCTTGAGGATCTGTTTGCATCATTGATTGTAAATTTGGATCTGTTGATATTAATGCACCAATCTCACCTTGTGCTTTTAAACTCACGTGTTCTGAAATATGTGCTTGTAACGCTGCATAAACCTGAGGATTAATTTGAACCATTCTCGTGGCCATAAATGCTCTATGTGCATTGATATGTGCGTTATGATCTTGTTGTGGGAACGCAAATAATGGTTTCATTCTTAATGCATCTGTGTTTTCAGTAG